TGATCACGATGGGCGCAAAGATGGCGGTGTCGGTGGCGATAACCCACGCAACCGCACCAACAATGCAAAGCTAAATCATCACCCAACGGTGAAGCCAACATCATTGATGCAATACCTCATTCGCTTGGTGACACCGCCAAACGGCATTGTGCTTGATCCGTTTATGGGTTCAGGTTCAACTGGCAAGGCGTGTGCCTATGAAGGTTTTGATTTTATTGGAATTGAGCAATCGTCAGAATATGTGGCAATTGCACAAGCACGCATTGACTTTGCATTGGCAGATAAATCCAATGAGTTGCCACTATGAATGAGCTACTGCCAATCGCCCTGCGGTTCCTGAAAGAAGGAATCTCTGTCGTTCCTGTCGCCAATGACGGTTCCAAGCGACCTGCATTTGCTTGGCAACGGTTTCAGCAAGAGTTGCCCATTGCAGATGAATTGCTGATGTGGTTCAAAAATGATGTAACTGGCATTGGTGTAATCACTGGCAAGGTATCAGGCAACTTAGAGATGCTTGAACTTGAAGGTCGCGCCGTAGCTCAAAAGATGCACCTTGATATTGCAGAAATTGCAAACAATTCAGGGCTAGGCGATTTGTGGAACACACTTAACGCTGGTTATGTTGAGATCACACCTTCAGGTGGGCTTCATTGGCTTTACCGTGTATCCAATGGTGAATTGCCAGGCAACACAAAGTTGGCACGCAAACCTGGTGAAAACGGCGGGGTTGATGTGTGGGCGGAAACTAGATCAGAGGGTGGCTTTACCATCACCGCACCTTCAGGTGGTAGCACTCACCCAAGCGGGGGCAATTGGACACTGATAGGTGGCTCAATTGAAACCATCCCAACAATCACAATGGAGCAACGAGCCGCGCTTCACAATATCTTTGCAATGTTTGATGAGATGCCTAAAGCTGAAAGCCTGCAACAAGAAGTTGCAACAAAGCACGATGGCATTTTGACACCTGGCGATGATTACAACCTACGCACAACTTGGGAAGAATTGCTACTGCCTCTTGGCTGGGCCGTTGTCTATCGCAAAAATGAGGCAACAATTTGGCGCAGACCAGGCAAGGCCGAAGGCATCAGTGCGACCACCAACTTCAACGGCAACGATAAGTTCTATGTATTCTCAACATCAACGCAATTTGATGCTGAAACCTCATATTCCAAGTTTGCTTTTTATGCCACACTCAAACACGGTGGAGATTTCAAGGCAGCAGCCAATGATCTACGCAATCAAGGCTACGGGGCGCAGGGGCTGAATTCTTTTGATTTAAGCAATTCACTGATGCCTGCAAATACACTACAAAGCCCACCACAAGCCACACAAGGCGATTTAAGCGAAGATGAATCCAGTTGGAAACCAATCGCACTAAAAGATTACTTTGATGGCTTATTTCAGGCACCCATTGCAACTATCCTAAAACGCTCAGATGGCCACGGCCTCATTTATACGGGTCGAGTTCATTCTATTTATGGTGAATCAGAATCAGGCAAGTCATGGATTGCACAAATTGCAACTGCTGAATGTCTCAAGGCTGACAAAAAGGTGATCTACATAGATTTTGAGTCAGATGCGAGTGATGTTGTCACAAGACTCAAGGCGCTAGGTGTCTCACGAGCTAATCTGTTGCAATACTTCACCTACATCCGCCCTGATGGTCCACGCGATGCCGATGACCCGTATTGGCAGGCCATCCTTGAGCCTGATTCGGCCGAACTGGTCATTATTGATGGTGTCACCGAATCCCTGACAATGTGGGGTGGCGAAACCAAAGATAACGATGCCATCACCCGCTGGATGCGTATATTTCCACGAACAGTAGCCACCGCCAGTGGCGCTGCCGTTGTGCTTATTGATCACATCACCAAAAATGCAGAAACACGGGGGCGGTTTGCCATTGGCGGGCAAGCAAAACTTGCCACCATTGATGGCGCTGCATACCTGGTGGAGCCTCTTGAGGCACTTGCCCCTGGTCGCACTGGAACGCTGACAATGAGAGTTACCAAAGATCGCCCTGGTTTTATTCGCAAGATTGCAGGTATGTGGCGCAAATCAGACCGCACCCAAGAGGCTGCAGTTTTCACCATTGATTCAACTAGGGCGCAGATGGAGTATGTAATTGGTGTGCCGATAGCCGAGGATGAGCTAGAGAGCAACAAAGAGTTCAAGAAGCAAAAAGAGGTTGCCGAGTTTATCCACAACCATCCAGGCGCTTCACGGCGATTGGTGGCCGAAGGCATTACTGGTTCAAAGGATGCCATTGGGGAGCGATTGTCGGACTTGGTGGCAGGTGGCTGGGTCGAGAATCGGGGCAATGACAGGTCATTTATTCTGTACATCACCGACTTGGGCAAGAGCCATTTTAACCTTTTGGATGCCGAAATCACCCAATTGAAGGTGAACTAAGGTGTACCGTACCGTACCTTTTGTGTACCTTTTTATTTTAGGTACACAGGCAGTTTTGAGCGTGATCGGTGTGCGTACTGTACCGCTTATGTATATAAGCGGTAATAGGTACACCATCACACTCGGTACAGGTACGCCTAATGAGTGACTTAGATTTCAAACCCATCAATTGCAGAAAGTGCGGCAATCTTATTTGGGCAGGGGTCAGTGCATCCAGCCGATGCGACATCAAACTTGATACGGCTCGACTCAACATCATTCAAGAGATTGAAAAGTTATCCACAGGGATTGGCACCTACGAAATCCATCGCACCAGCCAATCCTTTGAAGCTACCCGTAGGACACCGATAAGGATGGGTTCCAAAGAGCCAATCGTTCTTGCCACCCACACCTGCAGGTCAATGACCATCTTTGTATCAGAGCCACCCGAATACTTCCCACGACCACAAACCATAACAACAAGTGAGGTGCCATTTTGAACTGCAACATCTGCCAGCGCCCGACAGAGACAACCACCTGCCGCCGATGCCATAAGGCAATAATTGTGTGGCTCACAAATATCCCTGAGTTGCAGTATCAGGCAGGCTTTTACATTGAACCAGGCAGATCAGGCTCAGGCACCGTCAGCGCCGAACGCTCAATCGGTGTCAATGTGAACGCGCTGGATTACTCAATGGCAATTGAGTTGCTAGGAATCCTTCATAGTTGGGAGTCAGAGATTCGAAGCGCTAGGCAGTTGACACCGCCTGCGCTGCTGAAGAAGGAACGAACAACAGATATGGAAGTTCAGGTTGCCTGCGACTTTCAACTTGCCCACCTTGATTGGACACTAGGGCAAGAATGGGCAGCAGATTTCTACAATGAAATTAAAGAGCAGTATGCAAAGGGAATGGCTGCTGCAAAGCAATTTGTTGAGCAACCCCGCCGAATCCCATGCCCAACAGATGAGTGTGGCAAGTATGTGGTTATTGATGCAGAAAACCTTATGGCAGATGTGACTTGCTTTGGGTGCAAGCAATCGTGGACAGTGTTGCGATTGGT